GCTAGTATATAGCCACGTCCTATTTTCTTCACGACGGTATTTGTTTTAAACTCAATTTCCACGCTCGCCAAATCCCCCTGCGTTTGCCATTTCGGGGTAATTAAAAACGTGTCGCAATCGTATTCCCTGCCGTATTTATCCGTTATATGAATGTAATCAGCCATACGGATAAAACGCATAACGTCGCAAAGGAACTCCGGTGCCAATATCGTACATTTAAACGTTTTGACTGATATTTGTTTTTCCGGAAAAAAATACCCGTCCCGTTCTTCGCCGTCCTCTTCAAATTCATAATCCGGTTTTCCCAACTCTGTACAAAGGTACAACGTATTTTTGAAATCCGGGTTTTTATATACTATTTGCCCGGCGTCAAATACCAAATTTTCAATATCCCACCATTGTATTTTTAAGTAACCGGAAACATCTTGTACAACCGTGAACATTTCAGAATACCATGTTTGCACGCCATCCGATAACGTCATATAATATATTCCGTCCAACTGATTTAATGGCATGGGTAAAATTGACGGGTACAATATAACATCATAACCCAACGTTTGAAACCGGAAAATCTGCAATCCGGTTTCTTTCATGTACGTTGTTATGTTTGCAACTTGCTTTCCGGTCTTTTCATACAATACCACTGACGTAACATTATTTGACCGTGTGTTTCTTATTATCTGAAACGGCAACAATCTATCAGCCGGGGCAAATAACGGGTAAATTGCGCCGTATGCGTAACTTTTTCTATGGTTCTGTTCATTTATTGACGTGTACCACGGCAATACGCTTATATTGTTATTCTGTATCATATTTCAACGTTGCTTTAATGTTTCGACTACACAAATTTACGCTTAATTTATCAACTTGACCGTTACCGATATACGTTTTTATTAGTTGCATCGGGTTTGGGTCGTCATTTGCCGGAAAACTAAACGTTTGTTTCTTCTTTCTCTCAATACCGTATGCGTAAACCTCGGAACCGTTTATTGATACACGACGGGCGGGTAAATCATATAACCAATACGGGGATTGCAGATTGATAAACGCCAAATATCCGTTTTGCAAAAAGTATTCGACCCCGTTAATAGTTTGGCGGGTAAATGGTAATATCCATTGCGACCCGGACGTTGGCGGAACGGCGGCAAACAAGGCGAACCCGTCCGAACTCATATTGCCGGGGTTTAACAACATCATATCAATATCGGACGTAAAGTTTGATATATTAATTTCCTCAACCTTTCCGGGCGTTACATACTTGCTTATTACTTGTATCGGCAACCCTTCAAATGCCGCCGTAACGTCGTCCATCCATTCAAATTGGTAACGTTCCGGCAAATCGACCTTATCAAACGAATATTCCGACGTGTTGAACGCCCACGGTTTCCCGTTGCGCAAATTCAATTCCTTTGTCAAATCGTGGCTTAATATAGCCCCGCCGGAATAGGAACCGCCATTGCGGAAATATTGGATATGTTCGATTTTAAATTTGCCGTCCTCAATGAACCAATAACATTTAAAACAATCCCGTAACATATTGGTAAATTGTTGTAAGGTCGTCGGGGCTTTTTGTGCGGGTTGCTGATATTCCCCGTTTATAATATTGGTTTTCTGTGATACAAGCAAACGGAAATTCAACCCGGATATTGGGTTGTTACCGCTGTATAAAAATTGACTGTATTCCGCCGTGGCTGCGTGTGTTATACCCGGTGCAATCTGATTGAGCAAAACGGATATACAAGACGCAACCGGGAACGCATCCCGCAAAGTATATGCTTTTCGTGCTTTTTCCTCTAATATCCAATCCATCAAATAAAACCCAAACCACAACGACGCATAACGCCACGTTGACCGGGCGATTGGATAAAACGTTTGTCCGTATATGGAATAAGGCGGCGCAAAATACTTTCCGTTGTCCGCTAATCCCCACTCGGTCGGGGTATCTGAAAAGTTGTTTGAAATAAACGCCACGTCGATTGCGTAACCAATCGCACGCCTATAATTACGGTTATTATCAACTATATCATCGGCGGGCAATGGATATGTATTAAGGTCTTCGATTTTCTCCACGTCGCACAAATACCGGGCGTATATATTATAACTTTTCATATCGGCGTGCATTGTTCCGGTTGCCCCGGAATCCTCGACGGCGGTTAAATCAAACTCCAACGTATCAAACGGGGACGTTGTAAGCTTTTGATAACGGAACATTGCCACGTCGTCCGAACGTCGGCGTATCTCAACCAATGCAACCCCAAACGGCACGCCGTCAATTCGTTTTTGTGAAATATAGATATAATAATTAACATTCAATTCCGGGTATAATTTCCCCTCGAATGCGTCCGCACTTGCACCCGTTGCCATTCGTCCGGTATAAAGCCCGGATATTACCGCCGGGGAACCGTTGGACGTAATTTGTATTTCTTTCAATATATTGCACAAAGCAAAATGATAGGTTTGTACTAATGCGTTTTGGTCGGTCGTGGCGTTTGCGTCTTGTTCCCAATTCGTACCGCCCAAAAAACAAGAAACAACACTATCCCCCGGAACGTATATTTGAATTAATGGACGCTTGTTTATCGTTATCCGTTGGATTGTCGGGGCTAACGTTATTAAATTGTATTCCTTTTCCAATCCCGCCAACACGTCGTTATAATCGTCGATTGCGTCCGGTTGTACAACAACCTTTTTATCGTAATCGGTAAACGTGCAATCGGTTTTCATAAACTTGCCTTGAAAGTATTGGAACCATGTACGCCCGCCGTCGTCGCTCTTTTCAATGCAATACAAAAATTCATTGTCGAACGATTGACGGTTTATATAGTCGTAATCATCCCGGACAAAGGTAATTTTGCCGGATAATTTGGCACGATAAAACCGTTGGTTGGTTTCTAATTCGTACTCCTTTGCCAAATCGTCCTTATAAATCGGATGCACGGTTTGACCTTGTAAGACGTTCGGGGCGTCCAACGTTCCCAATCTCAACCATGCCGTCCCGTCGGCGTAATGCGCTTTGATTACATTAAACCGGATATATGCGGCATTGCTTGGTATGTCAAATTCCGTATTTGTGGCGGACGGGTCGCTCCCCCAACCGCCGATAATTTTTTTATTGCTATCGTAAAATGCTCCCCCGGATTGCGTGGTGAAATTCTGAAACAATTTGCGGGGGTACACATTCCCAACCGGGACAAAAGTACGGGTATAATAGAACTTTGTACTATTCCCGTTTATGTTCCCGGTTATGTGACTTATCGCCCCGTTCGCTAAAAACGCATTTACAAATGAATGTCTATAAATCGGGTTCATATCAATTTTTAATTTTACGTGTCAAATTCTTGTAAACCTCAATAACATTGCCGTTGCCATCGACGTAACGACGGCGGCGGTTTTGTTCCTTAATCTCCCTTACATCGTCTTTTAAATCCCGCAAATCCGGTGCGTTATTTTGTTGAACCGTTACATTAATGCCGTCGGTATTGTAGGCATTAAGGTACTTTTGGGGGAATGTTCCCCGGTTCAAACTATTTATTACGTCCGGGATTAAACGACGGAAACGGCGGGAATTACGTTTATTGATAACGGCGAAAAATTCGCCTCCCTCGGCACGTCGGCGGGTTCCGTCCGGTTTCGTTCCTAAATCAATATCATTTCCGCTTTGGTGCGAACCGCCCTCCAAAAGTTCAACGGTACCGTCGCCGTATGTTTCCGTTCCTCCGTTTCCTCCGGTCTGTTTTGCCAATTGCGCCGCCTTGATTTTAGACGCTGCAAAACTCGCCCACATTACGGCAATTGCAGGTATTGCAAACGGGAAACCTAATTGCGACCATATCAGCGCCGTTGCTGTTACCATGTTTCCGATTTGCTGCAATGTTTGTATTGCTGCCTGCTGTTTTTGCGCTTTCTGTTGTTCTTTCAACGCTTTTTCTTGGTTTTTCTTTGCCAAATCCAACTCCTTTTGCGCTTGTACAACATTATTGGCGTACCCGTTTGCCCTTGCTTCCAATTCTGCATCCAACGCCGATTGTGCGGCGGAAACCTCTTTATCCGCTTGCTCAACGGCTGCATCTGCTGCGGCAACACGTGCCGCCGTGAATGTATTTAACGCATCCAATGCGTATTGCATAGACGTATTAATTGCCTCTTTTTGGTCGTCGTCCAAATTAAGCCCAAACAAACCGTAAATGTCTGTTCCTCGTTCCTCCCCTTTGGATTGCTCAATTTCTTGGTCTATTTTTTTAATAGTGTTTTGAATTGTTTGTACCTCAACATCAGACAATTTATTGGCGGCTTGCTGATTTAATTCTAAAACCTTTTGCAAACGTTCCTTTTCTGCTTGCAAACGGAATTGAGTTTTCCGGGCTTCTGAATTTCTCAACAAATCAAACTCCGATTGTGCCAACGCTTGTTGTTGGTCGAATATCTGTAATTGCGCTTGCAAATATTCGTCCGCAATTCCGGCTCCCTTTGCGTCAAAACTTGCATTAATCGCCGCGGCGTCCTGCTGTTGCCCGGTCGGTTTCTGTTGGTTCTGTAATAATGCGGTTTGTCTTTCGTTTTCCAACAACTGCATCCGCAATTGTTTTTCCTGCTCGCTTCCCTCTTTGACTGCTTGCAAACGTAATTCAATGCTTTCTTTCTGTAACGCTAATTCCTGCAATTGTCGGTCTTGTTCGATTTTCAATAACGCCTCGGTTAGTTGCTGTTCCAACGCCGTAATTGTGGCGTTTATCGCTTGACGTCCGGTTTCGTTCAAATCCTTTTCGGTCTGCAATTGGTGTTGTAAATCCTCAATTTGGCGGGAATACTGATATTGCGTTTGTTGGCGACGCTTTGCCCATTCGTCGGTTTCCAGCTGCAATTGTGCATCCTGCAATTTTCGGGTTGCTTCCAAATTCTTTTTATAAGCCGCTTCAATTTGCTTTGCTTGTTGTTCTGCTGCCTTTTCCGCATCGCTTTTACCCCTTGGCGTTACGGTTGGGTTCTGTGTCGTTACGGGCTTATTGTCTGTTTGTGGCGTCGGGGTATCTCCAACAGAAACCGGGATTGTTAACGGTTTTATTTTCTTTTGCATACCCTCCAAACCCTCTTGGAAATTTTCTGTTATGTCTTTAACTTGGGCTTTAACCAAATTTCCGTACGCTGCTGCATAATCTGCCAATCCTTTTTTTACGTCGTCAAAATCTAACGTAAACGCCCCCTTTAATGCGGTTCCGGTTGCTTTGACTATATCAATAAAGAATCCAAACAAATTTCCCAACGTATCAAATGTTGTTTTGAATCCGGCAACAATCCCATTCCAAATTGCACGTATCAAAACACTTTCATTATATAAATCAATCAAGTAATTGACAACATCAATAACCCCTTTTATTATCGCCGTCAATCCTTGGTTAACAAAAACTTTTGCCTGCGTTGTCAACGTTTCAAAATTTCCTCCGGTTGCGTCAAACAACCCGGATAATGCGTTTTGCAACTCAATTTGGCTTTGCAATTGTTCCTCCTGCAATTGCGCCAAAACTCCGGCTTTCCCTTTTACTTCATCCATGTTTGTTGAAATATCTTTCAACGTGCGCAAATACTGCAATCCGGCGTCCTCTCCGGGACCCCCGAATATATCTGCAATTGCAGCCCCGACCGTTGCCGCATTATCCGGCAATTCTGCCAATTTTGCGGAAACGTCTTGTATAACATCGAACGTTGTTTTGGTTCCGGTCTGCAAATCTTTTTGAACTTGTTCCGACGAAATACCGATACCGTCCAAAGCCGCCGCCGTCGCCGTCGTCATTTCACGCAAACGCAAATTTGCCTCCTTAATTGCGTCAACGCCTTTGTCCGAAAAGATACCCATTTTGTTTGTTTGGGCTACAATCGCAACAAATTGGTCTGCTGATATTCCAGCCTCTTTGAAATATGCCGGGTATTCTTTCAACGTGTCTAAAAATTCCCCGTTCGCATCGGCTCCGGACAAAAAACCATCCTTAACCAACTGCAATGCCTCATTTGCAGAAATACCAAATTGTTTTGATAATGCGTTTGTTGCAATCAATGTTTCCCGGAAATCTGCGTTGAATGAATCGGCGACGGCTTGCACCTCATTTCTAAACGCTTTCAAATCATCGCCACTTTTCCCGGTAAATTGTTGCGTCAATCTCGTTGCCTCAACTAACCCGGCGTTATAATCGTACCACCATTTAAACGCCGCACCCGCCGCCGCAATTCCGGCAATCGCCAAAAAAACCGGGTTTGAAAGTAATCCCAACAAAGTTTTTCCCAATGCTTTTGCCCCGTCGCCAATAGCTGTAAAAACGGCTTTACTTTCAGCCCCGCCACGTCCTAACGCCAAAAGACTTTCGCCAAATGCGCTATTTAAACCTAACGTTTCTTTTAATTTGTCGCCATACGCAATAATTGCGTCGGACGCCTCCGTATAATTTCCGACGTTCAATTGAAATTTCCCGGTTGCTTCCTGCAAACGTTTCATTTCTTCGTATATTTCTTTGGTTTGTGCAACCAATTTTCGCCCCTCCTCGGTGTTTTCCCGTTCGGCTTTAGTCATGTTGTTTAAATAAATCTTATTCAATGAATATTGCGCCGATAAACGGTTATAACTACCCTCGGCGGATTGATTTATTTTCACAATCAGTTTATTAATTTGGTTCGCTTCCTGCTGTGCCAATTTTAACTCGGCTAACTTTTTGGCGTTCTCGCTTTCTGCAAACGCCAAATCACGTTGCGCACGTGCCAAACGTTCCGCATCGTCTGCGGCTTTCTTGGTTGTGTTCCTGCCGTCCTCGGTTGCCCCGGAAACCTTTTGCAGAACCGCCGCCAACTGAATTGCTTCCGCCCTAATATTTTTCAACGCATTTGTATATGCGTCTGAAAGTTCATCCAATTGCTTTATCAAATCAGTAATCGAATTATCGGGGCTTACCAAATCAGAATATTTAATTGGGTTGTTGTTATCTGCCATATATCCGACTATTTGTTTTTGTTATTTTCGGGCAATTTGCCCTACAATCAATTTTCTTTTCTCAAATGTATAATTTATCGTCTGAAAAAATAAAACACCTTAAATCGCCTTATTTTGGCTTTTTCTGCTTGCTTTTTTCGCTTGCTCCTTAATGTATTCAAATGCGTTGTAATATTCCAAAACGGTAAACGATTTTGGGTTTACGTGCAAATGTTGGGACAACATCAAACACATATTTTCAAACTGCTTGTCGTATTGTATTTCCACGCTATCCGACCCGCTAAACGATTTGGGTTTTGTATAAGTCAACAACAACGTCGTAATATGGTCTATTTCTTCCCGTTTGTCGCTTTCGTCCCCCTTTATTATCGCATCCAACATTAACATCGTGCGTTGCTTCAATTGGTCGTAATACTCTTTAACCGTGGCGTCGTCGAATAGTTTAGGAAAATACAATTGCAATTCTTCATCTATTTTTTTTTTGACCGCTTCCAATTGGGCGGTCAACTCGGCGTTCGGCGCATCGGCGAATAAATCCAATACCTTTTGCAAACCGTCCGCCGTCATATCGTTGTATTCGGTTCCGTCCACGGACTTAACCAAACAGGCAAACGCCAAATACTTTGGCGATATGGCGGATTGGACGAAATAAACGTTTTGCCGCAAATTATCCAATTCCTTTTCCGCCAAATCCGGCTTTTCCTTTCGGATAAACCGGATTGCCTTTTCAATATGCGCATCCCAATCGTTCAAATCCGACCCAACCCCGGCGTCGATAAGCAACATTTTGTTATATGCGTGAAATCGCAAAATCGGCAATTCGTCGATACTGTCGTACAACACAACCGCCCGTTCCCCTATCTTTGTCGTTTTCATAAGAGTATGCGGGTTATGACTGTTGAACAAAACGGAACCAATAACAATGCCGGGTTCCCGGTGCATATAGCAAACAGGACGGACAAAACGACCCCCGCCCACCATGATAAGCAAAAGCCGCAATTGAACATCTTAACAAAAAAGTCGTTGCCGTGAACTTGGACGTACTCAATAACGCCCCACTTTTTTAACAGGGTCAACAGGAACGCCGCCACGGTTGCCACGACCAAAACCCAAATAATGAAAGTTACCATATCGTTAAATGTTACAAGGTTGATTAACTGACAATACACCCTCAAAGCGAAAACCGCCGAACGGGTGCATTAAAAATTGATTATCTATTTCGTCCAACGTAAACCCACGGTACACGTTTTCCGCCAACTCATAAATCCGGTTTATTACAATCGTCCCGTCTTTCAGCCAAAAACCGCCATTTAGGACGGTCAATATTTCGTTCTTCAATGCCTCGGTATTCCGGTTGTTGAGTTGACCGGGGTAAACCTTGCGCAAATCGAACCAAACAATAAGAGAAAACGGGGCTTTAATCTCGCTTTGCTCTTTGGGAACCCAACCGACCGTTTGCGGGTCGTCTATCCAAAAGAACGAAAAATTGCCAATATTGGCATCCGGGGAAACGTCGATATAATCATTGTCGCCTCTCCATTCCGTCCCGCCCGCATATACGTTCGGGGTATAATAGCGTTTGCCCTGTATCACTTTGGCGATACGTTGCGCCCGCCCAAATGCGATGTCCAACCAATCGACGTTATCCATTAACCCGGTTTGTATGTTCCCCAAAACCCGGTCGATTAAAACCGGGTTGGGAATTATAGGGGTTGTTCTTTTATTCGTTGCCATATAATACGTTTTTTGCTTTCTTCATTAAGTCCGGGAATATATATTGCCAAATCAACGCCGCAATATTTTCGTCCGTCAATCCCAATATTTGCCGCCCGTACTTTTTTATTAAGTCCTCCGTTTTGAAATCCGACGCTTTTATTTCAAACTGTTTGTCGCCGACTTCCAAAAAAAACGACGCTTCAAAATCCCCGGTATCCCGTAACGTTACCCGGTTTGTCGGCTGTCCCTTTTCCTCCTTTATGGCTATCGTCAACGGCGAATACGGGGCGTAATCCATAATATCCACGCCCAAACGGTTAATACCTTGTTCAAACAATTGTTCCTCGGCATTCATATCAACAATATAGGCGTCATTGTCCCAAATGATTTGTTGAATGTATGCGCCGGACGATAACCCGTTGTTGAATGTGGCAACCCGGTTGCGTAAATCCTGTATTGACTTTAACCCCGCCATAATCTTACGTTGTCCGGTATTTTACACCGTGGTTATTACAAGTAAGGCAAATACGGTCGATACCCTGCGTATCCAACCGCAACGCCTCGTATGCTTTTTTAAGGTCATAACCCAAACCGCCGGGGCGACCCTCAACGTTGCCGTCCAATTCGTAAAGAATTTCCAACCGGGTTGCGTTTACTTGGTTCCGGTTTACCTTAACATCGGGGTTCATTGCCAACGTGCGCAACATGATTGCGGCGACCTGTCGTTGGATAACCGTTTGGAAAATTTGCCTTTCCTTAATGATAAAATCCGTTAGGTCGCAACCAACGGTTATTTCGCAATTCAACCCGTAATTCTGCGTATTGGTGTACATCGTCAACGCAATATCCCACAACTCCGGGTATTCGTCGAATGTTTCCGGGGCGTTCATCATAAACGGGGATACCTGTAAATACTTGGTTATTTCCCGCCAACGCTCCAAATCAACGTAACCCGTACACGTCCCGCACGGCTCCCGGCTCCAATCCTTTGTCATGTTAATTGCCTGCATCCCGGCGGGCAAATCGTTTTGGTTGTAACAAAGGAACCACGACCCCCCGGCGTTGTTTCCGGTACTGATATACGGCAAATAACAATCTTTCAACGGGAACCATTGAAAACCGCCGTTTGTCTGCGTAAAATTCAAATCAAACGTCTTTATCGGGTCAATTTGGGACGAATGGAAAAGATACATACGAACAACCCCGGTTGCGCCCGTCATTTGCAACCCGATTTGTTCGATTTTCATTGTTACGCCCATAGAACGAACCGGGACAATTTCAAACCCGACTAACTTATGATTATTCGGCAACGTCGCCCGGATACGTCCCGCACCGTCAAAGAACGTGCGCCGTTCCAATAGGTTCTTTGTTTCCTTATCCAATCCCTTTATTTGCGTGAATGTTTGTACCATTTGCGCAATACCGTTACGGGTCAACCGCTCCAAATAATCGGAAATGAAATTGTACGGTTGCCAATATGGGTTGCCGTTATCGTCGTTGTAATCGTCGTTAAAATCGCTTTCGGTCGGTTCCTCGTTTTGGTTGTCCCGTGCGGCAATCCAAACTTTGTTGTTGTGGCGAACCTTTGCCCCGGCTTTGTATTCCGGTATCATATTCCAAACCGGATATTGAAAAACGAAATCATCCGGGACGATTGCCCGGACATTATCCAAAGTAACAAGGGGGTGCGCACCTTGAAACGTCAAACCGCTTTCCGTCTGCGTTAAATTGTCGTCTATCGCCTTTGCCGGGTCGTATGATTGTTCCCACCCGACGACGTGCAATAATGCGTCCTGTATTTCTTTTAATCGGTACATCTGCGTTTGAAATAAATAAGGGGGCGGGGATAACCACCCCGTCCCCTCGGTTTAACAATTCGTTATGCTCCGGCGTTATGCGACACCTCCGGCGGGAAATTCCCCGGCGTTGGTTACATATACAGGCATACCCAACGGTTCGTTCGGATTGCGGGCGGCAATCTCGGCTTTGATAATTGGGTTTGCCACGGTATTCGGGTTGCTGTTGTAAGCAACCATATACGCCACGTCAACCGAAAATCCGAAATACTCCTTAACGGCGCACGTCAAATCGGCGGTTGCGTCGCCCATGATTGCGGACTGGTCGCCAACGGCGGTGTAATAGTGCGAACCAACGGGCAAATCAATGTACGGCAAACGTACAACGTCCCATTCGTGGAAATTCGCACGGGTACGGCGCAATGCCTCACGGTCAACACGTGTAAGGATACCAACATTACCGTCAGCAACGGCAAACATGGTTCCCATTTTGCCCGATTCATCGGTTACGTTGTTCGTGTAGTGCAAAACCTTGTTGTCGTACTCCATGCGCTTGTTTACGTCGTTGTAAACGCCATGTTGTGCAAGTTTACGGATAAGGCTATCAACCCCGGCGTTGGCGATAATGTGGATATATTCCGGGTAACAGTTAGCCCGCATAATCGGGTTAATATCGCCCAAAATCTCGGTCGCCATTTGGGTTGGAACCTGTACCACGTTGCCCGACTTCGTGTAATTAAGCAACGTTTTGAACACCTGCGTTTTGTTTGCCTCCAATGCGGCAACGGCTCCGACGTCCAATTTGTCCGCCAAAGCCCGGCACGTCTTTTCCATTTTGCGCAAAAAGTCGTGTTCGTAGGAAATTTCGTTGTTCATGTAGGCGGCAGGAACCATTGTAAAGCCAATGGCATAAGTCGCCCAAACAACCGTTACCAATGCGGACGTATTTTCATCGTCAGCGATAACGCACGAACGGACATTGCTAACCTGTACATCGCCGTCGTAATTGATAACGGGTACTTGTACCGTGTTACCAATAGACGCAAACGCACGGTCACGCAAATTGGGGTTAATGATTGAGGACGGGGCGTTGGTTTGCTCAATGAAAAAATCCAATGCGCCATACTCACACGGGCGGGTCATATTACGGTCTAATTCCGGGTTTTCAATCCGCCAATTCTGCAATCTTGTTGCTACTAATGACATAATGTAAAAATTTAATTGTTATTAAATGCGGGTTTACCCTTTACCCGTGATTGTTTACTTTTCCGGCAATGCGGCAATATTGTTGTCCTGCCATGCCTGTTTCATTGCGGCGTCGAACTTTTCGGAACCCGCCGTTAAGCCCTGCGCCATAAGGTTTGCGGCGATTGCTTCGTAAGCCTCGACACGGGTTTTTGCGCCCGTTACGTCAATGGTTGTTCCGCTACCACCGCCGGAACCGCCCCCCGGGGGAACCGTTCCGCCGCCTCCGGCTTGGCGTCCCTTATCCAAAATACCCATTGTTTCCAATTCCTTTGCCAACAGGTCGCCGGGGATGTACGGGTTCAACTGATTGTTCGGGTTACGCATAATTGCGCCGCTTTCGTCCTTAAAAGCAATGATTTTGCCGCCTTTGCCGTCGTCGATATATTCGGGGTTCATACCCTTAATTTTGTCGATTGCTTGCGCTAACAAAACCTTTGTTGCGCTTTCGGGCAATCCCGGTTTGAATTTCAACCCGGCGGTTGCGGTCTGCAATGCACCCTCGATACGAACGCCGAACAACTCCGTTTGGAATTTCTTTTCGGCTTCATCGTACTTTCTTTTGAGGTCGTTAAACTGCGTTGTTACCGCCGTTAAATCGGCTTTCGCCTGTTTCAACGCCTTTGCCGTTTCCGCATCGGTCGCACCGTCGGCAATTGCCTTTTCCAAACGTGCCTTTTCTTTCGTCAGACTGTCGATTTGGGTTTGCAATGCGCTTGCGCTTTCCGCTTTGGTTTTGAACTCGGCGACCACACGTTTTGCGTAATCAAACGTCTTTTCGGTTCCGTTCTTTTCGATACCGGACGCCGCCAAAATATCGGCATCCAATCCGCCGTAAATTTCGCCCGTCTTTTTGGCGATAACGCTATTTTCGTCGTTGGCGGACAATGTTGTAATTGCCGCAATTTGTTCGTCGGTTAATCCGGCTAATGCCGCATTTGCAATTAAAATTTCTCTCGTTAACATAATTCTTTCCCTTTGAATTAATTAAGTGCGATTGCTGCTACTGCTCCGCTGTTTGCGTTAATAATATCAATTGTGTATTTTGGCGAATCCCCGGTTGTATCAACCAACCAACTAACAACACGTGCATGGCTGATTTTATTTTCAACCTCTTTTGTTACCAAAATGACGTCGGCAATTGTTCCGCCCTCAATACATTCAATCAACTTTTTCTTTGTGCCGCCATCCAATGCGGCGGCGGTTGTTGTTACTTCAATAACCAAATTGTCCTGCTGTGCAATCTGTGCCATAATCGTATTTTTAATAGTTTAATACTCTGTTACTTTTTCGCTCCGGGTTTGCCCTCGGCTTCTGCCTTTGCATCGGCTTTGGTTTCTTTGGCGGGTTCCGCCGGGATAACTCCCGCCGCTTTCAATTCCGCCAAAATTTCAGCCTTTAACGCCGCTTTTTCCTCGGCTTTGGCTTTCGCCTCGGCTTCTGCCTTTGCCTTTGCATCGGCGGCGGCTTTTTCCTCGGCGGCTTTCTGCTGTGCGGCGGTTCGTGCCGCTTTTTCCTCGGCTTGCGCCTTGACGTACTCGTTGGGGTCGTGCAATACGGTAATCGTGTAACCCTGTTTTTTCAGTGCGTCCAAAATGCCGTTTTCAAACGACTTTTTGCCGAACTTTTGGATACGGGGAACGGATAAGCGTTTGCCCGTTTCGCTGTCAAACTTGCGCACCTCAATAACGCAATGATACAAATGTTGTTCGTTGCTCGGTACAATGTAATTTTCGGGGGTGACGTCGGTAATTGCGACGTCCTTTGTTTTACCATCGTTTACTTTTACTCTCATAATTTAATTTATTTATTAAATTTCCAAATATAATTTCCGGCTGTTTTATACCTACCAATACAACATGCACGTATATTTTGATATGCAATTCCTGTAATAGTTTGAGCATCTGTTAATGTCGCATAAGTAGCAATATAATTACCTCTTAAATCATATTGATTAACAGAAACTCCACACGCTTTACGCATTGCACGCTTTCGGTTAATAATTGATAATTCAAAATTAGCGTTCTCTTTTGGAGTACACCAACGTAAATTATCAATTCTATTATCCGTTTTAATACCGTTGATATGGTCTATATAATTTTTGCCGTCAACTTTAACTAAAAATGTTTCAGCAACTAATTTATGAACATGATATGTTTTTTGTTTGTGGTTAGCATATAAAGATAAAACAGCATAACCCATATTGTTGATATAAGGCTTTAGTAATTTGATTTTCCCTTTTTTCAAACTACGGATACGCCCTAATGTACTAACTTGGTATATGCCGGAATAACCTTGTATATCCTGCCAAACCTCACTACTTAACATTGTGTTCATTTGCGTAATCATTAAATTTACTTGTTATTACTGAAATCTTTTGGTCGAATGGTATTTGCGTTCCAAACTCCAAAATGTTTGTATTCTCCCGTTCAAACCTGCGGACAAAGTTAGCGAAATTCAACTTTATACGCAATTCATTCTCCGGGATTAAGTTACGCCCGTACAAATCCAATACCTCGTTCCGGGTCAAATGGCGGTACGGCTCCAATTCTGCCAATATCAACATACGTTGCAATTGGGTTGGGTTGTTCCGGTACTCCGTTTCGATAATCTGATTTTGTAGGGCGTCCAATTCTGCCTCACTTGCGCCGCTTTCCTTTGCCGACTTGTAACGGTTCCGCAACTCGCTTGCGTCGTACAAATAGAACTCCGTGCCGTAATTGACTTTTGCAGATACGAACATATCGCCGTATCGCAATCGGCAAACCGTTTCATCGACGAACTGTTGGGCGGCTTCAAAGCCTTTTTTCACTCGGTTTAATACCGTGCTTTGGCTCTCAAATGCGGCTTTAACCTGTTGTTCGTTGAATGCCTCCCGTTGGGTTACTTCCTCGTTTTGTCCGACAATTGCGGTAATAATGTTTTCCCGCAATCGCTTTTCTTCCTCAACGTTATAATCCAAACTTGAACGGTCAACGGTCAACATTTGTACCGGGTTCCGCAAATCGGGTTGTTTGTCCCCGTCCGGTATCGGTATTTCAACAAAGGAACCCGCCCCGGTAATCCGTTTGTCGCCGCACTTGGGGCAACGCATCAATAACCCGGCTTGGTCTAACCTGTAATACCCTTGTTTGTCTTTCAAAAATCCACCGTCGCAGTAATCGCCGTTTTCGGCGTTAGTAAAGTCGCACGATTGTTCGTAACCGGAATATATCGGGTACGACCCGTACATATCCAAATGTCGCTTTGATATATGGAAAAACAAAAACCAATCCAACGCCTCCAATTCATTTGTTAGCGGGGATTGCTTAACGTCCGGTTCTCGTAAATTCATTGGCTCATCCCAAAAGAAACGGGCGGGGCAATAGCGCAAATCGTGTGGGTTGTCAACCAATAATTCGCCTATGTTGCCGTCTTTGTCCTCTGCAAATACCCTGTATCGTTCATCGTCAATAACTGCAATACGTTTATCGGGTTGGCGGAAAATTATCCAATCCATAACCCAGGTTGTCCGGTTTGCTTCAAAGGTTATGACGCTTTCGATAGGTAGCCAATAAAAATACGGGGTTGGGTATCGGTCGGCGGGGTTTTGCTCGGCGGGCAAATCAACTATTAAGACGCTGTTTATTTCCGTCTTGAAAAACTCCCAACCTTTTGTACTCCAAATTTGCGGCTCCCCTAAAACGCTTTGTCGGTAATACTCCCAATCGTCCCGTTGTTCCGTGTTTTGGAATTGATAGTTGAACGCCGGGTTACGACCGTCGAAAATACGGCTTAATTTCTTAAAACAAACGTCCGTTACCTCGTTGGTACGAACGGGGTAACGGAACAATGTTTTGAAGATTTTGAATTTATCGTGCGGGATAAGATTTTGAACCCATGCCAAAAAATCGGTCGTGGGTAAACACATTAAGGGCGTTACGTTGGTTTGGGCGTGAAATTTAATGCGATTTTGGTGTATGACCGCTTTATTTATCGTCGCCTTTTTCCTCGGTTCCGTTATTTCCTTTCTTATGCGTTTTATATCTAATCCCATTTTCTTTGCTAAATTCAAAAGGTGTTTTTTCGGGCAACTGCCAACCGCCATTGTTAGGCATCCGCAACAGGCGTTCGGCGTGGTTAATCTCAAATTCTTCGGTCGTGTTAAGGGTCGGACACTCCAACACGACCTTTGTAACTTTCGCCGTCATTACTCTTGTGCGGGTTTCAAATCCGTAAGCGGGTTAAACGCCGGGGCAACAATCGCCAAATCGTCCGACCAATTCGGCAAAAACGACCATTGTATTGCGTTGCTGTCCGGGGCTTCCAATCCGCCCAACGTCTTATCGCCGATAAACAACGAACGTATCGGTATCGGGTAATATGTACCGTCCGTTGTGGCGTCCTTAATGGCTCCAATTGCGCCGTTTTCGTCGAAAATGTAGATACCCAAATTGTCGCCCCAACTTTCGCATTGCATTTCCTTTAATGCTTTAATAACCTCCTGCGGGGCTTTGCGGATAACTCCGGTAAACGGGGTTGGTTCACGTCCAATAATTTCTTCGACGCCTCCCAACGTTTCGTTACCGCCTCCAAAGGTGCGGGCGGCTCCCGCCTCGGCGGTCGGGGCTTGGATATACGGCGAAACAACTACTTTCGTGCTATCCGCCGCCGATAACAGGGGCGTCCACGACGCTAACGCCGTAATCGCTTTTTCACTCGTAAAACTGTTTTTGCTTCCGTCGTCTTTCATAAGACGTTGAAAAGCCACTTTTTGAACCTGTCCGAAACTTTCCAAACACGTAATTGCGGGTACATCGGGCAACGCCGCCGCCGCTGGACATTTACAAATCATACTTCTTTGTTTTTAACGTTAAAAATATTGTTACTTTCTCCGGGGCTGTCCCTTTGCCCCCTTGTTTCGGTTACAAAGTTATAAACTTTTTCCCGGATAATCTTGCATATCTCAAAATATTGCTAATTGCGTCGTCTTACGCCTCGGTTTGCGTGTGCGTATGGCTGTATATTGCCGTCCGCAATCTCCTTTTCATATATCCCGGTCAATCCGTCCTCCGGGTCGTCGTGCGTGTTGGCTCCGAAATTGCGCAAAAATCCGGTTACATGGTCGTAAACGGCTTTGTACCGGGTTTCCCAACCGAACGGCATAATTATATGTTGATTAACCATTGCGGACGCTGTTATTATCCGGCTTTCCTTGTTGCCCCCTTGATAAAACGGGTCTGTAATCGCCCGGACTTTCTTTTTGATAACCTTTTCATAACCCGCACCACCGTTGTTGCTCTCAACCCACGCTTTTTGCGTCCCGTTCCGGTTAATCATCGCCGGGACGGTTACGGTTGTAACGTCCGTATTTTCGTCCGTCATTTCCATATCTGTAATAAGGGCAAACAATATCGGCTCCATGCGCTTTGTTTTCTCGTTGAAAAACATATTGTCGGACTTATACACGTCATACGTTGCGGCAAACAACAGGTCGTCGCCCTCATCGGCAACGTCAATGTATGCGCCGGAACGAATGTACGTGCCGTAATCGGATTTTTCGACCCACGTTTTGAAAGGTTGGTACAATCGACCCTCGGCGGAACCGGGGTTGCCTTGATAGAGGCATTGAAATTGCACCGGGTCTAATGCCTTTTGCGCTTCCAACTTTTGCTTACTGTGTCGGCTTTCCCATAATGCCGCCCCCGGTTCCCGTGGGTCTATCTCGGTCGGTTCCCCGGTTTTCAGCCCCTCAAAGTTTATGCGCACCCACGCCCCCGGCGTTACGTTCTCCAAATCCGCCCAACACTTAACATCAATAATCGTTTCGCCGCTCTTTTCAATTCGCCCTATCAAATCGTCGTCGTGCCAACGGGTAAATACAATCAATTCTTGACTATCGTTGTGTAAACGGGTGCGTACAACGGTCGTGTACCATTTCCACGCCGCCGCCCGTACTATCGGGCTGTTACCCTCGGCGTAATCCTTATACACGTCGTCCAATATCGAAACGTCCACGGTTTTAGACGTCAGCGAACCGCCACGACCGACGACACGCAACGACCCCTTATGCCCGACCATTTCGATAACATCGGAATTGCGCAAATAGGTATTCGACATTGTTACGACGTTCGACCCATTTAAGTACGTGCCGGGGAATAATTCACGATACCGGGGCGTGTCGATTATTCGTTGAACGTCCCGGTTAAAATCCCGTGCGATTGTCGCCGCATACGAACCGATACATATTTTGCGGTCGGGGTCTAACCCCAACATAAATGCGGGTAATTTTCGGCTTGACCCCTCCGATTTGCCATGTTGCGGCGGCTGTTGTACAATCATCTTTCGTATTTTTCCGTGCGCAAACTTATCCAACAGGGTATAATATACAACGTGGAACGGTTCCAATACCAAATCCGGTTGCATATACCGGGCAAAGTTGATAAGGCGTTTACGGGCGGCGGCTCGCACCAATTCGCCGGGGTCTGCCTTGATTGCCTCGTACATCTTCAATAATTCCTCGTTACTCATGGTCGTACAATTTTATCGGGTGTAACTATCAATTCGCCGGGCTTTTTCGGTATCCAATTCAAACACGCCGTTTCGCTCCTTATCCGGCAACGGTTCGGGCTAAACGGACAACGGCAACAAATCGGCAATCTATTTGCAACATCCAAATTCTCATGGTCGAAATACCAAACCCCGTGTCCGCAATCCCCGCAATAATGGTTCGTTTTGGTTACAACCTGTTTAACAACATTCATTCGCTTTGCCATTATTGCGCCCCTCCTTTCTCGGCGATTGTCTTTTGAAATTCGGCGGACTGCAATTTGTCGGCGACGGCAAACAACAGGTCGTCCGGGATTGCCTTAACATCGTATTTCGGTTTATCGTCGTCCGTCCCGGCGTTGTATCCGGGGATTTCGATTTTAACGGGTGCATCAAATCCCAACATCTTTGCCCGGCGTTGTTGAATGTTCAACAACAAATCCAAAAACCGGGGATTGCCCGCCGACGTTTCAACGGTCGTTTCGTCATACCCGTAATATTCCGGGTCGCCGTCGGTCGCATACGTTTTGATAGGACGCCCCCGGTTGGTTTTCTCTTTGGTGCGCTGCTTCCCGGTTTTGGATACCTCCCACGCCTCCCACGCTTGTTGCTCCATTTTATCCAACTTGCGCAATTCCTGCGTAACATATTCGTCGATTGTTTCCAACCGTTCCCGCTTCCATTCGATAAGGCATTGTTGCAAATCGTAATAAACCATTTGAAAGGTTATTGTATAACCCATTCCACGGGCGGACAAATCCCGGTTCAATGCGTCCGCAATTTCCCGGTACGAATAACCACGCAAAAATAAATCGGCACAAAACCGAATGTCATAAATTCGTTGTTCCTCGGAACGTTTGTTGTAGCCTAATGGCTTCTTTCTCTTTTTCATCGTCCAACCTCTTTAATCGTCAAATCGTATTCCCATACATACCCGCCCGCCGTTTTATACACTCCTTTACAACATCGGGTAATTGTTATATTTTTTATTCCCGTTTTTCTTTCCGCTTCCCTTATAGATTTATACCGGGCAATTTCGTTTCCGGATTTTGAACGTTGTATTACAGGTTTAGCAATTTTATTATATTTGCCGTTATATGTATTGTTATACTGATTATCGCACCATTCCAAATTATCGGCATTATTATTAAACTTGTTTTCGTCCTTATGATTTATTTGTTTCCGGTTATTTAGATTTTGAACAAATGCCATTGCAACCAATCTATGAACCAATAACGCATTTGGTTTTCCGGACTTCGATAACCTTACTTGCAAAAAACCTTTGCCGCTTACAGTTGGTTTTAGCAACTTGGGTTTTCCTGTCCTCCCATAATTGAGGCTTTTTACATTACCATAATTGGATATTTGGTAATTCTCAAAACCGGGTATATCTTTCCAAACTTCCATATCTTTTTTTTGCAAAGGTAACAAATGTTTTTCGATTGCAAGTTATTTGCACGGAATTTCCATTTTAAGAGGCTTTATTGTCTTAACCAATACTTTCTATATCTCGGCGGTTATCTTTTAACCACGGGGCAAATTTACGGCTTTTTCGCCGCATTGCCAACCGTTTGTTCTCTCTCACATATAAACGGCAAAACCCCGGCTTTGTTTTCCGGGGCTTGCGCTCTCTTATTCGGTCGGCAAATCGACCGTCAGTAACACGGGTTGCAATGGCTGATTAAACGTTAGTACGGATAAATGAATTGTCCCCGTTTCTTGTATTCGCTTCAATTCGTCCGGGGATAATTCCCATTTCGTTATTATCAATCCTTGCGGGTCGTCGGGTACTTTCATTGCGGGCAATGGTAGGTATTCCGGTTGGTCTTTTGCAAAAACCACATTTACGCCGGGAAATTCAACGGGTTTCATTTCCGCCCTCCTTTCTTGGCTTCTTTCTGAATCTGCGTTTCTTTTCGGGAACCTCAATGCGTTGTATCTCAACACGTGCGCCCAACGCCTTTCCCAATATCCCGGCAACTTTTTTCACTTCCTCCGGAATATCCGTTTCCGGCTTCCCGGACGCATCGGCGTTTATCTGTTTAAGCAATCCGGCAATCGCCGCTTTTTCCTCTTTGTCTTTTGTTGTCTTGAAACGCTGAATCAGATTTGCAATTGGTTGCGTTCTCATAAAGTCAGCACATTTAAAACGGTCTTTGCAAATATTGCAATCATCCGGGTAATTGTGTTTTGCATCCTGCGAACTCTTTTCGTCTGCCTTTCTGAATCCGTGCCATTCGTCACGGCGGGCGATTGCTTCCGTAAATACCGCCATTGCATCAATACAAATTTCTGCCAAAATATAATCCGGGGTATCTCTCATTTCCTTTTCTAAACCGTGCTTATTAATAAGTTCGGTTAGTTCTTGTTTAAAATCTTTTTTCATACGCTTAAACTTCTACATGTTCAATTTGTGGTAACTTCTTTATGTATTCCAACATCGCCGTTTTGCTTTCCTCGGTTTCGTCGGTTCTGTTTATTACCAACTGAATAACTTCCAAAAGATAATCGCTATCAATACACGCATCATCTACGTTGGTAATATCGTACATCGGTTCTGTTATTTCCTTTGTGGCTTTCAACAAATCCTTTGCTAACTTTGCGGCTTTCTTGAACCTCATTTTTTCGTCCCTCTGAAAACATTTTCCCAATTTGCCCAATTTGCTTTCCGCATCAATTGCGCACGAATTAGCCATGTCAGCCAAAAGATATGCCATATTTGTAAGGAACAACGCTTGCTTTCTTACTTCTTCTTTTTCTTCGTTTGTCATAGTATTTTGTTAAAACGTTCTTTAAAAAGTTTGTATTCCTCGGCGGTTTCCTGCTGCATATTACCGCAAACCGGGCTTTCCGGTTTGTTGTGTGGGTGTTTGCGCATAAATTCCGGGTTTTTCTCACGTCCTGCAATTTTAGTATATGCCATTTCCTGCAATTCTTTTTGGGAATATCCAAACAATGCTGCAATATGGAACAATACGGCGTTCAAATCTGCTAACTCGTCTATAATTTCCGACGTGTTTTCCGGTATTATTCCATTTACCAACATATCATCAGCAACAACAAACAATTCGTGGTATTCCTCTGTAAGTTTTAAAAATCTCATTTGAAAGTTTTTGCCGAAAAGTTTATTCATCTTTTCAAACAATCTCTTTTCGTCAAAGGTCAATCCGGCGGTATTGGCGTCTTTTTCTTCAAAATTAGCCATAAACGTTTGCATATCCATTTTGCCAAATTTTCCGTCCGGTGTCAATACAATAAAATTTCCCTCCGGTACGTCCAACATTACGCCGTTTTCGGTCGGGAATGAATAAACCGCCAAACCTCCGGGCGTTCTCGGAATCTGCATTGTTCCGCCTCCGGTAAAAATCTGCAATTTTTCCCAATTATCACGCTTTACGGGTAATGCACGAACTTCTAACAATCGGCGGCAATAAATATCCCCGGCGGTTTCGTCCGGCATACCTAAATTTGTGCGCAACTCATTTGGCAAATTTCCCGCCCCTTTTTCGTATTCAACAAAGAATATTGCACCACGCAAAAGGTTTTGTTCTTTAATCGTCATTGCGTCTTTTATTCTTTTCCCGTATCTGCCTTGAACTGCATATATTGCGGCTTCAATTATTCTTTCCTCTTTGTCCGGGGCGTACATTTTAAGTTCAAAGTAATTTTCTTTCTCTGTAACTTCCGGTTCTGTTCACGTTACATCTTCAATCATCAAAAACGTTTCCGCATCAAACGGAATAAATCTTTTCTTTTCCATCGCTTTTTTCTGTTATGTTATATAATTTTCTGAAATATATTACTTTGTTATCGCTACGGCTTGTTCTGTGGCATTTAAGCCCAACCGCCGGGCAATCGTCTTTATGGATAACGCAACACGCGCATCTACTCAAACATACATATTTGCCAACATTTTCAATCAGTTTATCAGACGGTTTAACCCATCTTTCCGCAATTATTACCATACCCCGGTAAACGCAACGTTCGCCGGGGTTGTACTCTCTGTTTGGGTCGAACGGTTCGGGTTGCTTAACTCTCATTCTTTGCCCACTTCGTTTACATAGTCAAACAATGCGTCCAAATCGTCCTTTGCGCCTTTTACGCAAATTCGTACCCTATCGCCCCCGGCTAATGCGGTTTCGACAATCTCACAATTATACCGGGGGGCGTTTATCTGTATCATTGCCGCCGTGGTATTCGTTACAAACTCGTTTCTTTCTTCCATGCTCTCGGATTTTAGAAGTAAATTAAATGCCTCCGTTGGTTCGTTCTCGCTTTGACACGCCCCCAACAAAAGCGTTGCCATAGATAACAATAAAATCTTTGCTTTCATCGTTTTACCTTTCTTTTAATCCATATAAACCGTATGCCAATGCCGACAAACAATATTTTCGCCTCAATATCAACATAACGGTCGTAACCGTTTATTGCATCAATGGATACCCCAAATTGCCAACTATGATATTGCCAATACTCACGGGCGTAAACATATACGCCGACCCGCCCAACGTGTATGCCTGTTTGGACGGTGTGTTTGTCCTTACTCATTGTGTGCCTCCTTTCTTGCTAATTCATAACCCTTTTTATCCATTACCATTGCCACGGGGTACGGCAATATACAATCTTTGGTATAAACCAAATTGTAAATCCCCAATTGCCCCTTAACCGGAAATTCAATAACCCGGCGGGGGTTGCGCATCAACCACCCGTACCCCTTTGTTATTTTCGCCCTCTTTTCCTTTGGAATCCGGGTGTTTTCCCAATCCTCCGGCGTAAACTCTTTTATCGGCTTTACGTCGTACAACTCAACCAATCCCAAAGTAACGCCGCTTTCCATTCCCGGATAAACCGGGGACGCTGCGGAACATATCAGCACGTCGCCACGGTATGACGTGTTTTTGCTCCGAACTTCAATTGTCTTTTTCCCGTAAACAATACCGTTTTCGTCCTTGTACGCCTCCGTTACCAAATCATTTGCGTATGGCTGTTTTACGGTCAACGCACGCCAACGGTCGTGCAATTTCGGTTTATAATCTTTGTTGTTATACTGCATTTTGCAACCTCCTTTTAATTTTTCGCAAACGCTTTATTTCCTCGGCGATTGCTTGTTTATCCTTTTCCAATTGTTCAATCAAAACGTCGGGATTATTACCCCGGTTCCATGCTTTGATTAACTCGCTATTTTTGGCGTTCCAACTTGCGCCCGTTTCGATTTTATGCCCGCATTTTTTACATTTACCACCGGCACAATTAAATGAACTATAACCGCAATTATATATTTCTATATCATCGCAACCGCATTTAACGCATGGGTAAACGTATATTTTACGGGTCGTTGTTTCTGTAACTTCATGTTCTGCCATTGTCGAATAAATTATAATTAGCCGGGACACAATAACCGGGTAATGTTTCCCGTTCAATCCCGGACGCCTTAACAAAACTATCTTTCCAATATATCCGGGGCGTTTTGTTCGGGTGCGCCTCCCAATAGTCGAACACGTCGTTGTAAAACTTCAATGTTTCCCGCTTGGTATATCTGCAACCACTTTGCAACCCTATCTTAAACAAGTCAACAAACGGGTACGACAAAGCAATTACAGAAAACGCCCGGTCAAACATTCCCACGGGGATTGGTTCAACGCTTGCAAAGGTACGGAACCCGTGGCGTTTCGCCCGTGCCAATGCGTTTATACGCATCCGGTTTGGGCTTGCTTTTGGTTCCAATTCGTCGCACCCGGTCAACGTGGAACCAATGGCAATGCGGGATTTATCCCAACCCTCGGACGCCTCGGCAAAGTCGATTAAAATATTGATACCCTCGGCGCATTTACTCAATACCTTAACCGGGACGCCGTGGCGTTGACAAACGCCGATTGCTTGGCGGGTCAACCTTTGCGTTTCCGGCAATAACGGGTCGGTTGTAAACGAAAAGAATAACCCCGTTTTTTGCAATTCGTCCTTATGCTTCAACAACTCATTCGTAAATATATCCAATGCGTATGGATATTCCCGTAATGTCTTTTTCAATTCCGGGGTATTGCCGCCCAACACTTTTGCGCCCCGCCCTTTGCGCAAATAACAATACGTGCATCCGTTGGAACAACCAACGTAAAAATTGGCGGCGTTCTCGGCATATTCCCCGGCTTTTCCTTTTGGGCTGTAAATAACCCGTCCGTTTATCGCTCCCATAACTCAAACAGATTAAAACGGTAAATCGTCCGACGGTTCCGGGGCGGGTGCGGGCGGTGCGGTTGGCGGGGCTTGCGTTCCGGCTCCGGTCGCTTTCGGGGTCAACATTTCCATATCGGTTGCGACTATCTCGGTAACATACCGTTTGACGCCTTGCGCATCGTCATAACTCCGGGTTCTCAATTCGCCCTCAATATACAGTTTGTCGCCCTTTTTGACGTACTGATTGGCGACCTTTGCCAATCCGTTTTGCAAAACGACGTTATGCCATTCGGTACGCTCCGGGATTTGCCGCCCGTCCTTTGTGGTATAACCTCGTTTCGTGGTTGCCAACGAAAAGGTCGCCACGCAACCCCCGTTGTCGAACTCCTTAAAATCCGGGGCTTTCCCGGTATGTCCCATCAAAATAACCTTGTTTACACTCATACAAAAAACGCTTTAATTATCCAAACAATGATACTATACAACGTCCACATATAAGACGCAACCGTCAACGTCACGAACGTGTATAACGCAATTTTATATCCGGTTTTTGATTTTATTTTCATGTCACTTGAATTTTACGCAATCCAACAAATATTGTTTCTTATTGTCCGACCATCCGGCGGCATGGTTTATCGCTTTTCGGTCGTCGTCGTGTACGAACTCACAAACCCAACCGCCGACGCTTGTTTTTTTAACTAATCGAACCAATTTACCAACAATGAAAGAACGCAATTTGTAATAACCTGAATTTTCGCCAACAAACAAAACCCGTCTTTCTGCATTTATTTCGGGCGGATTTTCGATTTGCGGGCGTTTCTCCCTTTCCGGGTATGTTTGTACCCGTCTGAAATCATTTTTGATTGAACGGCGGGAAATTGCCCCGTAATCGGGTGTTCTTTTTTTCGTCCTCATATTTTCAAACTTCTGTATTCGTTTTTAAGCAATTCAATAATCCGGACGTTGCCCGGATATATACGCATTTTCGTTTTATCCCCATTCTCCCAACATGAATGATGTTCAAAACATAGTATATTTATATTTCTTGCATCATGCGCCATTTCGGGAAACGCTCCACGGGTCAATATATGCGAACAATAAACGGCGGAATAATTCCGTAACGGCTTTAAACATTCTTCGCATCTGTGCGGCTTATGCTCCCAAACCCACCGGAAAAACCGTTGGTTGGCAACGGGAATGTCGCCACGTCCTAAAACGCAATTCCCGAACACTTCCCGTTGTAACTCAACACGCAACCGTATATCTAACCGAAAATTACGAATATCCAATAACGGTTCGTAACCACGTGCAACGCAATATTCATATTCGCAACGCTCGGTCAACAATATTGGCTCCATTACATATTGTCTGTATCGTCCGCCGGGTCTGCCATTTCCGGGAACATATCATTTTCATTTTCGTTGTCTGCATCATTTACATAAACTAACGGGTTGGGTTCCCCATCAGCCCCGAACAAATCCATTTGCGCCTTTTTGCCCTCAAACAGAAATTCGTAAACCTCGTTTTCAATATCGCAAACAATGTTTTCCAACTCTTCCTCAAAACCGAACGTTTCAACGTTATATTTCATTCGTGGGGTATTGATTGCTGTTTTCTGATTGTTTGATATGGTAAACAATCCGGTTAAAACGACGCCTACGTTATCATCTTGCCCGGACAAAGAAACGCCCCTAACCTCTATATTGTCCAAACATTCTTCCGCAAATGCGGCTGCAATATCTGTTTGTTTCTTTGTTGCTTTAAACTCCGGCGTTGCCATCATGGTTTTAAATGACGTTATGTTGAATACACGTCCCATAATCGGGCGCAAATCATTAAACAAATGACGCAAATCCGGGTGTATGTCTTTTGCACTCAATACATGGTATTTGTTCGTGTAACTCTCATTTCCGACAACTTCCGTTACTTCATAATGTACTTCTAACCCGCCATCTTTCAATAACTTTACTTTCGATAATGAAAACTTTTCCTTTGTAGGAATCGGCATAACATTTTTTTTTTTTTCGCTCATAATTTTTAATCTTTATTGTTTCCCGGTTCCTCCGGGTCGGTTTCTTCTTGGAAATACTCGCACGGTTCATCATCAGCACAACGACCGGACAAACAACATACCGGATAATCCACGCAATCAATGCACATTTTTTTTTCGTTCATAATTTAAAAGTCTGTTTCATTTAACAATTTTGCAACCTTGTTTTCCGGCTCTGCATCCGGTGCAAATATCGGTTTCGGGTCGTGAACTAAAACTTCCCTTTTTACCTTTTTGGTCTTTGCGGGTTCCGGTTCCGGGTTAAACTTCAATTGTTCCGCCGGATATTCTTTTGGTTTCAGTTCTATAATACCATTTTCCACCAAAACCGGAATACAACGTTTGCAGGCTTTCACGTCCTCCAACGCATCATGCGCCGGGAATGTTTCGCCGGGGAAACATTTATTATAAAGTTCCTCCAATTTCGGATATTTGCCCGGACGTCCGTTTTCATACAATGCGCCGACAAATTTAATAGTTTTCATCATTGTATCAATGCGCTTTCCCTTGTGCAATGCGTCCTCGGCTTTGGCGTCGTAATACTCTTTGCCGCAATAACGCAAAATGTTCGCTTTCAACATCGACGTATCGAAATAAATGTTGTGCGCACATACAAGAGGTGCGGCGGCGGCATCCGTCAAAAATTCGTCGATAACCTCGGCAAACGGTACACCCTCGGCAATTGCCCGTTCGGTCGTTATCCCGTGTATTGCGGTTGTTTCCGGCGGTATCTCGTAATTGTCCGGCTTAATTATAAAACTGCGTTCTTTGTCGCCGAACGCCCACGCCAATTGTACGACGTGCGGGAATTGGTTAAAATCCGCATCCCATTTCAAACCCTTTGCGGGTACTCCTGTTGTTTCGCAATCGAAAAAACAAATGTCTTTTAATTCAAATTTCATACTCTCGTTACTTTTTTATTCGTTAAATAATCGTTTTTGCCCGTCGTCGTTGGGCGTTTGCTCAACATATTTTGCCCGTGTAATCCAAACGCACCCGCAACGCAAACACTTTATCCGGCTGTAATGCTTTGGCGTGTATTCGTGGCGAATAATCCGCCAACCCGCCAACGGGTAATTCTTACGCTTTCCGTTACACTTGCAAAACATACCTTACAACGTTCGGGGGTCGTCAATATACGTGTTGTATTCCTCGGCGGCAATCTGTTTGAGTGTTTCGATATGCTCGATTAACTCGGCGTTCGACAATTCCGCCACGGTGCGCAATTCGTGGGAATATTTCCCGGTTTCCTCGTTGACCCGCTCGACGTACATAATTGGGGAAAACTCCCGCAACCTCCGTTCCGTTTGTTCCTCCGTAAGACGTTCGCCCGCCTCCCAAATAGCGTGTCGGAACGTGGGTACAACATAGTTGAAATAATAGCCTTTCAAAGCCTCGGACGAACCGGGCGACGCAACAATAAACCGGGCAATTATCCGGGAACCTTTCCAACCCTTGAAAAATTCGTTTAATTCGCCCATGTACATTGCCAACCCGCCGTTATTATTTATCGTCCCCGTTGCCGTTATTTCTCGCTTTCTCATCGTCGATTAACTTTTGCATTGTGATATTAAACGCTGTCATTCCAACCGCACGGATAAACGCCCGTTCGCTCGACGAATACCCGGTTGCGACCTTATCCAAAACTTTTGCGAAAAGAATAACGAAATTTCCCGGTTCCCAATGCCCGGTATTGTGCATACGGTCGATAACGTGCGCCCGCAACCTCGTATTATTCCGGGTCGCATCCTTACGAGCTTTCTCCCGGTCGTTCCAAAGGCTCGTTAATTGGCGTTTCACGTTCTCAAAAAACAACGGCATTTTCAACACGTCCGCAATTGTCATTTCTTTAACTTCCATATTGTTTTGTTTAAGGGACGCCGGGGAACCGACGCCCCGGTTAATTACTCGGTTTCGCTGTATTCCTCAATAATTAAATCGTCCTGTCCTCGCTTGACTTCCTCTATAAATCCTTGATACCCTTCTTTCCGGGCTAATTCGATAAGGGATTGCAGACGTTTTGCGCCCAAACTTTCGCCCCTCGCAATGCGGAATACCTTAACGGTCGGATTGCTTGCGATAATCAATTTTGCGGCAACCTCCATTATCTGACTATCCGACACTTTCCCGGCGACAAACGGCACACCGTTTAACTCCAACCCGTCGTCCGTGAACGTCAACCCGGCAATCGGCAATTCCGATTTCGCAATAAGGGTTTCCCGCTCTTTGAGCAAATCCGACAACTTTTTTTCGTGGGTTTGGGCGACCTTTTCGGCGGCGTCCTTTTGCTTTTTCTTCGTCAGATAGTCCACAACCAACGCATTGATTTTGTTGTGTTCCTCGGCTTGTTTGAGGCGTTCGGCTGTATCCAAATTCTCCGGGTTGTTTTCCTCGTACTTTGCCAACCATGCGGCGGCGTTGTTCTTGCGGGTTTCGTAATCGGCTTTATCCGTTTGGATTTGCGCCAATGTTTCGTCGTATTTGTCGGCGGCGGCTTTCGCATCGGCTTTGCTCTTTTTCTTTGCCGCTTCCAATGCCTTTTTTGCCTCGGCAACAATCCGGTCGTATTCGGCTTGGGCTTCCGCCTCATACTTTATTGCGGCGTCAATCTCTGTATTCTTGGTTTCCTCGGCGGCTTTGATACGACCGGGGATTGCCTCCAATTGTTCCGTACGGGTTTGCAATGCGGTACGCACGGTTTTCGCTTTCTCAATCAACCGGACGTTCTCGTTTTGTTCCTCCATTAAATCGGCAATGTCGATTTTCTCGGCATACGTTTTGACGTCGCCCGGTTTCAACTGCTTTTCGGCGGCGGCGCAAATGGTCGTGTACGTCTTGACCTCGGCGTTGGCGTCCTTTCTTTTCTCCTTAACGGTCATAACCTCGGCGTCAATCTCGGCAATACGTTTTTGCACATTCTCCGGCAACAATGCCCGGACGTATTGCACTTGCTTTCGGCGACCCTCGGCGGTTTCAGACCACCGGGAAAACTCCACGGCGTCAAAATCCGTATATCCGAAAACCTTTTGCAACATACTTACGTTATCCGACCGCATCCCGGTTGTTTTCTGTTTGATTGATAACGTACCACGGGGGTTGGCTTTGGTAAACCGCAATTCAACGTCGTATTCCTCGCCGTCGTCGCCGACAACCATTTTGGCAAACCCTTTGTCCTCGCCATTACGCAACACGGCGTCCCGGTTCCCGGTCAACAACGCCCCGATTGCCTTTAATAACGTGGATTTTCCTAACTCATTGTCCCCGGTAATGAAATATACATTACCCTCAAAATCTGCGTTGAACTCCTTAATTACTTGGAAATTCGACAACTCTAATTTTTTGATAATCATTTTATCGCTCTTTTTATGCCGGGGTTGCCCCCGGCGGTTACTACTTATTTGTTTGTTAATATCATTCTTTGGTGTATCATGCTTTGCACCTTGTTAAGCGCATCCCGGTTGGCGTCAACCTCCGACCGGGTGCAATCGGCAATAAAGTTTTCCAAACGCTTATACAGGTCGTCCAACTCTTTTGCCGTCATTGCATGGCGAACGGCTCCCAATTCGTCCTTATCCATTTTTGCAAACTCGTTTAAGGGTTTCCAAATCGCAACGTTTGGGGTCGTCGGCGTTCTTTGTCGCATCAATTAACGGCATATCATTTGTTTTTGCCGTCCAACTTTTACCCGTAACGGGCGACGTGTAAGTTACTTTGTAATGTCCGTACCCGGCAAACTCAAACCGGAAATCGCTGATTGTTGTTTTCGCTCTCATTGCTTTTATTTTTTTAGCATTACCGGGAAAACGCCCGGTCGTTGTTATTTCATGCCACAAAAATACGGGTAATATTTTAATTACCAAATTTTTTTCTTTTTATTTTCGTGTTAGGGCAAAAAATCCCGATACGGCGCAAGTCGTACCGGGATAAAATCAAAATAATTTCATTTGCGTATCTGTTAAGACGGCAATAACGCCGTCAACTTTTTGTTCCCATGCCGTCCGGGTTGCAATCTTTTCCGGCGTTGGGTTCCGTTCGCACCTCCGTTGGTTGTGGCGCATCTGTTTAACCATGTACGCCAATTCTTCCAACGTTATTTTCGCCGGATTTTCGATTTGCGGGCTTTTGTTTTCGTCTGCCATACTTTTACCCATTCAAACAAAATAATCGAAATACGTGGCTTAAAACAAACGGTCGTGCATCGGGGCGGGCAAATTCTCCAAAACCCAACGGGGGTTGTTGTGCAAAATGTATCGTCCAAAGTGCATTATCAACGTGGCGTCGGCGTTCCACAATGTCGGTTCCAATTCCGGGTACAAATTCCCGGCAACTTCTTTGTATCTGCGTTTTCGCTCGTTCTTTTCTTCTTTTTTTCGGGTCGTCTTTGCTCGCAACTTCAATTCGTTTTGCCATTTCATAGGGTGTACCATGACAAACGGAATATCGCAAACCGAAATTGTCGCTTTTAGCTGTTCAAAATTTGCAAGCATTTTTTGTATGCGATACAATTTGCCCATATTGACGCCATCGGCACCCGGCGTTATATCATCCGGGCGCACGCTCAATTTTTCCAAAAATACAATCGGCGAACAAATGCTTTTCAGATACTCCAAATAATTACGCAATTCTGTTAAATCCTTTGGCATTTTTATTGCTTTGATATTTTGGTTTGGTCTCCATGTTACAATACCGCCGTTACTTGTTCCTGGGTCAATTCCTACTATGCAATCAATTTTCATCTTTATTTCCTCTCACTTTTGTAAAATAACCTATTACGCCAATTATAAAGCTAACAATAAATAATTTCATTTTTTATTTCGTTCCTCTCTTAATCTGATTTGTTTTTCTATTTGTTCCGCCGTCTTTTGCTTGAAATTCGGGCATTTATATACATCTCCATACTTTATTAAAACTGCCAACGGATATAAAAGCCCATGTTCGCAACTTCTTCCGTATGCGTCGGCAAATGTGCAATCCTCACATCTTCCGTTTACATTATATGCTGCTGCCATCAGACAAATTTTAAATAGTTATCAACTTGCATTTCCTCGGCAATCATCCGGTCAAATGCTTTTATAATCTCTTTTTTCCGGGCAACCTCAAACGCCGTAAAATCAATTTCCGGGCTTTCGGTTCCTTTTCGGCGAACTTGAAACGCCGTATATTGGTTTATCATTCCACGGGCTACACGCTGCATATACCGGGCAAACGCTTCTTTGCGGTCGTCCTCTTTAACTTGTACATCATCAGCCAACCCGCATTTTTGCAACCATTCATACAAAAACATATCATCAGTTAGCCCCAATATTAATTTCCCGGTGTATTTGTAGCAAAGGAAAATATAACGGTTCCGCCATTGTCTTTGTATCTCAAATCTCCGGATTTGCTCCGGCGAAATTTCATTGTTTTTTCCCGGTATAGCTTTGTATGCTTTGGCAATTACATCTGTCTGCTTTTGCTTGTATGCTTTCAGAATCTTTGCAAAGTAATCGGCGTTGAACTGTTGATAATGGTTTTTGTCCGGGTTCCCGTATTTATCTTTCGGAAATAATTCGTCTAATTCCCCGGTCGTCGCCAACTCAAAAGCTATCTTAATATCAGCCAACGTCATATCTGAGTAATAACGTTTCAGAATATCCAACAACCGGGATTGTATATAATTCCAATCATTTTCATTCTGTGGTATTATATAACCAACGTCTATTGCTATACGCTTAAACAGTAACGAAAGATTTTCAACTAATTTTGCATCGTCAATTTCCGCAATTGGTGTTTTTGTTGACGCTGCGAAAACATATTTTTCAACTGGGTTTAATGCTTTGGCAACCTCCGGCAATTGCACCATTCTACGGCGTACTTCAATGGCTTTTGTTCCGGGCTTGGTATTATATATTTCTAACGCCGTATTTTCTTTTTTTTCAATTGCTCCCATATCAATCAAAATCATTGTTTAAATACTTCATCATATCCGCAATTTCTTTGCTGCTTTGCTGCTCTGTCTTTACGGAACGTTTCATTTTTTCCCATTTTTCGTATTTTTCGGGGGTTGAATCATATTCTAACGCCGCCCAACCTTTTGAAATGCTTTCTTTTATCAGAATCAGCGCAAATTCTTCCTGGTATTTACTCAAACCATTTAAGTTTGCTTGTATCGCTGAAAAACTCTTTTGCGACGTTCTCCATTTCGGTTGACACATCAAAATATAAAAGTTCCGTTTAAATTCATCGCTATCAAATGGGAATACAAGTTTTGCAAAGTAATTATCAACTTTATCAATTACTTGTTTTCTGACGTCCAACAATTCCGGGGTAAACCCATAAACAATACTTGCTTTAACTGTTTTTTCTTCGTTTGAAAAATTGTCTTGTGAAAATCC